TCTTTCGCTGGCTCTTGCTTGTCCTGTCTGCTTAATTCTCGCTGTCTGTTGCGGTACTCTCGCTGTCTGCGACTGTCGTATTCTCTCTTGTCTTGAAGCTGATACCACTGCTTTTGCCAGTCCTGCCAATCATGTATGTAATAAATTCCGTTTTCAAACTCCAGCCACTCTGTTTCAACCAGTGAATCCACCACATTGTCAGGCGATATATTTTCAGCTAAGCCATTGGCAAGGACACCAGCTATATCTGTCTTGTCCGCACACTTCAAGGAACCGTCCCTGTCAGCCTCGGTCATAGCCCATAGCCACAAGCGAACCAGAATACCTAATGCTTCATTCTGGGAACCTCCTATTTTCTTCGCCAGCAAGCGTAGCTTTGTTCCTATGACCTCCTTGTGAACACTTATCCATGCCATCAAATAACACCACCTTTCAATCAGGTGTTCACTCTTACACATCTTTCAGCAGGTCTAAGATACCGATAGGACCGGTAAGCACTTTTGTATTCCTGCAATAATCACAAAGACCGCACCTGTGCGGCTGTTCCTCTCCGTTCTTTACTCGGAGAACTCTCGGCATATTTGCCTCTACAATGCTTAATGCGTCACGCAGGAAGTTGTCTGCCACATGAATAACCTCAATATTTGTTTCATCTTCCTTTGTTGCCGCTGCAATGTAAAACGGTAGCTTTTTGCCTGTATTCTGTCTCACAATTTCCTGATACACCGCACCCTGAATGTCGTAGCCCCAGTAGCGGATAAAATCTACCGGTCCTAAATCTCTTACCCATTCGTGCTTTGTGATTGAAGCCATTACTTTCAAATCCACAATAACGGTGTTCGGAATGTAACTATCCATTTTGATTTTCCACCTGCTTCCGAAAAGTTCTCCGGTCATAATGACCTGCTTTTCTCCGCTCATGCACTTCATAAAGAATGGGTCACGCTCAATTCTTTCAATGATTCTGTTTGCTTTCTGGTAATCAGCTTTCAGCGTTCCTTTCTGTGTAAACAGTTCCGGTGTGCGCTTCTTGAAATCATCAAGCGTTCCCTCAAAGTAGGAATCCACATAACTTCCAACCATAAGTGCGGTTGTTTTCTTCATTTCCCATTCTCCACGAAGTTCAGCCATTGCCTCTGCTTCGCACGCCAGTTTTCCGTCCGTTCCTGCGAACGACTTGAACTGTGACACCGACATATATTCCGCATTGGCTTCTGGACTATAATAATTTTCAGCCGTCAACTCCATTTGCCACTACCTCCTATGCTTCCTCTAATCCCATTTCTTCAATGATTGCAGCGTCCTTATTCTCCGGTTCTACTTCTTTGAACTCTGCGTCAAATACATTCACTGTGTCATCAGCAACCGGTTCATCTGCCTTTTCCTTGTCAAAATCTCCAGCGTCCTCATACGCTAATCTCTGCTGGGAATTGAAATCAAGGTCAATGAGCTTGCATAATCTACGGAGTACCGTTTTCTTATACATCTCGCCCGGAGTTGCGGACCATGCCTTGCTGTTCTTTGCCTTTGAGAAATTATTTCTAATCTGCTCAATCTCTGCTACGCTCATTGTGTCGTACATCATGCTTCCGTCCTTAAAGAGAACGACTGCAAATGTACCAATAATCGGTTCGTCAGAGAACGGAACCGGTCTGAAATTCACTGACTGCTTACCGCTCTCAATAATCTCCTCGAAAAAATCTCCCTTGCGTACATTCTTTGCGTAGATGTCTTTAATCGGATTTCTGGAATATGTCTTAGCCAGTTTAATTTCTCCCTTGTAGTCGGTCTGGAAATTGACCTCTCCAGAATAAGGGATTGCGTAGCACTCTCCGTTGAAGAAATCCAGTCCAAGATACGCACCTTTCGCAAGTGCCAGATATACGGATTCCGGTGTGATATTGTTGTAATTACCTAAATTGCTCTTGATAAGTGAAATACAGTTCAGAACGAATCTGGACTGATTGAAGTTCTCCGGCAACGCTTTAGCGTTCAGGCTAAGTTCATGCTCCAGCCCATTCTTGACCTCTGCCAGATATTCTTTTGTTGTAATCTGTTTTCTTTCTGCCATTGTTATTCCTCTCTTTCTGCCGTTGTCAGGCTCTCGCCTATCAGCTCTAACCACTGGTCTATTGAAAAATTCTCCAGACAGTCCTTACATACGCAACCGTCCGTTGTGTTCAGGTACTCGTCGCCCTCGTAGATTCCCTCGCCACACAAGCAGCACCTTTCAACAGGTTTTGGCTCCGGTGCATTGGGACATCTTGGGTGGCATGGGGTTTGTCTGCATATATCACACATTCGCTCCAGCCTCCTTTGCTCTCATATTTTCCATTCCTTGTGCATTGACCGCACATCTGAAACAATAATTTTTCAGTTCGTCCGGCAATAACAGCAAAATGTATTCCGGAGGTGCCTGTACCAGTTCCATTTTTCTAAAACTGTGTTCTATGATTCTGTCAACCACTTCGTCTGCGATTCCTGTCTGCTTCTGAAATTTGTCTGTAATCTGCAACATTCCCTGTGCGATTGCTTCTGTTTCCGCTTGTATCATCTTCCGGTTCCTCCTCTCCGTATATCAGTTCATAAATCATTTCAAGGATTGCCGGTACAACCTGTCGAAGCAGATATGCACCCATTACCATAGCCGGTAATACCAGATACTCGCCGCCGAACGCCAGCCGTCCTCTATCTTGGTATGCGTACTGTATTGCAAACGGTGTGGCTATCATTCCAAGTGATATTGAAAGCCAGTAGTGCATGATGAACCGTTTTGTTTTTTTCAGAAATTGTTTCATTGTGATAACTCCTTTTCGATTTCAGCGGCTCTATTCAATACCTTTTCGGAGTATTCCGTCTGATATTGTCCTTTATCCGCTAAGTCCAAAGCTCCTGTACCCGAATCATTGCGTGCTCCTCTGTTGTAAGCAGAAACCGCAACTGATGTCTGGTATTGCCCCAGAAGTTCAGCCATATAGTCAATTCCAACTCTGACATTCTGATATGGATTTTTCAGGTCGGTAGCTCCCAGCCTTTCCATTCTGTCTATGTGCCATTCCTGATTTATCTGCATGTAGCCTATGTCGCCGCCTTTACCGACTGCATCATACTTGTAACCGCTCTCAATCTCTATCATGGCGATAATCAGGCTGTAATCTACGCCGTAATCCTTACAGATAATGTAGGTGTATTCCTGCATTTCTAGTGGGAAATAGCCTCCGTAAAGCTCGTAATCATCTGGTATCTGATACTCTTTGAATCCGGCTATCTGTTCTCCGCTCCAATCAAGCGACATTGTGTCGAATGGGTATGGCAACTTTGAATACTGTTCTGTATGCTCCTGTGTGCTTATTATCTGTGCCTGTATAGGCTGTGAGCTTTCCACAATTCTTATTACCGTTGGCTTGTCCGTCTGTCGGAAGTTTGCATTTGTGATATTCATAATTATTCCAGAGACCATAAAACCCAGACTGCAAACCACAACTCCCATCTTTACCCTACGCTGTAACCTTAATTTCTTTCTGATATTCACTTTCAGCACTCCTTTCAGGAAGCGGCTGTGTAAATATTCCAAGGTTGATTCCTGCGAAGTTCCTTACTGCCGCTTCAAATTCCTCTTTATCGTTGATTCCATATTCGCTTTTCAGGACTTCTTTCAGCTTTTCCACCATACCTGCTTCATCTGCCTTTCAAAATCTTCTCTCCTGCCAGTTTTAACTCACTGATTATCTCTGCAAGTCTGTCCAGATGTTCCATTAACTCCTTAAACTCCGTCAATTCATCATCTGACACTTTACCGTCCTCCAGAATGTCAATCATGCTGGTTTTAAGTTCCTGCATATCGTCATCATTCAGACCTTTCAGAAGCCTAAGTGCGATTCCTTGCAGGTTCTTTTCCTCTGTTGCCAGCGGCATGAATCCATGTATCGGACACTGGTATTTGCAGTAGCCGGTAATCAGTTCTGGTGCGTTATAAAGGTCTGCCATAAGAACTACCTTATCCACCGGCACAACCTTTGTATTTCCAAGTTCGTAATCGGCAAGTGTATATGGGGATATTCCCAATAGCTCCGCTGCATTTTCACGACTGAAAAGCCTGTCATTACTCATAGCCGCTCTTTTTCTGGCTTGAAAATACACATTCGTATTCTCTTTCAAGGGTTCCTTTCCCATGTGTTTTCCTCCATAGATGCCTTATAATTTATTCAGAACTTGTTAAGGCTGTCTGCTCGATATTCAGTACATCACTGATGACTTTAACCGCTGGCTCTGAAATCACTCTGCCGTTGATGACTGCGGAAGTATATTCTTTTGTCATCTTAACCGCCTGTGCCAAGTCAGCCACGCCCCAGTCTTTCTGAATCATTGCGATTTTGACAGCCTTACACCAAGGCGATAGTTTTCTTTTCATTTGCCTTACCTCCTTAACCTTATATTTGTGCTTTACTTTTTTAACGTTTTCCCTTAAAATCAAAGGGAGCCATTTTGAAAAATTCACTCACAATGGCAAGTTGCAAAGCTCGCTATCTCGCCAGAAATGCTTTAACTTTGTAACTTATATATATAATATAACTCACAATTAGTAGCTTGTCAATACTTTTTGCTACTTAAAGTGAGCTTATTTTCAAAAGGTGGAATTTTATGTTTTGGGATAATTTTTTGCACATTTGCAATGAAAAGGGCTTAAAGCCTACTCCAGTTATCAAAGCTGCCGGTCTTGCTACCAGTAGCATTGCTCGCTGGCAAGGCGGTGCGGCTCCTAATAGTGATTCGTTAATAGGACTTTCAAGATACCTGAATGTTTCCATTGACTATCTTTTGACCGGTTCTGAATTTTCCAGACCCGGAGAAAAGCAGGTAAGCAGTGACGAATTGAAAATGCTGGAGATGTACCGGTATCTGCCGGAGGCTTCACAGGAATTTATCTACGATTCCATAGAAGCGGCATACGAAAAAGAAATTAAACGCAAAGAAGCAAGTTCACAGTCATTAGCATAAATGACCGTCATAAAAAATGAATGGAGGCTTGCCTATGGATTTTACGCCGGTTGCCGGAGATACTGCCGGTAATAACTTAAAATGGGATTCCATGAAGATTGAGGCTGATATGTACTTGAAAACAGGGAACTACTCTCTGCTTCGTGATGTCCGTATGCGTCAGGCTCGCTTTACGGAGCTGGAGGGAAATGAGCGTATCGCCATATCCTATTACTGTATGGCGTTTTATGCGGACCTGAATGGTTTTGAAAATCTTGACCGGCTCATTGCAGCTCGTGACAGTTCTTTTTCTGACTGGAAGTGTACGGCTCATGTTGATGTTGGTGTTGTCAATAAGATATTCTACCTCTGCTCCAGATGTTCCGTTTCTGAATCAGAGCTTTTGAATGTGTTTTGCCGCTCCGCTTTCAAGCCACATACATACCAGTATCACATCTTCACAATCAAAGAGTGTCAGGAACTCTTGTTACTCGCAAAGAACGGACAAATAGGAGAAATCAACAACCGCATACAACACGCTACGGCTCGTTTCCTTGCGGATAATTCCCCTGACAATAAAAATATTGCTGTTTGAGATAAAGCCCCTGCATGGGGCTTTTCGCTTTATATGGAGGTATATATTATGGCGTACAACGCACAAAACAAGACCGGTGCAAGGGTGGCTATCTATGTCAGGGTATCGACATTGCACCAGATAGACAGGGATTCTCTGCCTATGCAGAAGCAAGACCTGCTCGCATACGCAAAACTGATGTTGAATACAGATGATTGTGTCATATTTGAAGATGCCGGATATTCCGGTAAGAATACAGACCGTCCTAAATTTCAGGAAATGATGTCGCAAATGAGGGCTGGTGCCTTTACACATCTGCTTGTCTGGAAGATAGACCGTATCTCTCGTAACCTGCTGGACTTTGCAACCATGTATAATGAGCTGAAAGCCCTCGGCGTTACCTTTGTTTCAAAAAATGAGCAGTTTGACACTTCTACCGCTATGGGCGAAGCAATGCTTAAAATCATTCTGGTATTTGCCGAACTGGAGCGTAACATGACATCCGAGCGTGTCACCGCAACCATGATTTCAAGGGCGAATAATGGGCTTTGGAACGGCGGCAGGATTCCTTTTGGCTATGATTACGATTATGAAACGCACGAATTTTCAGTGAATGAGGAAGAATCGAAAGTTGTTATCCTCATGCACGATATGTACGAGCAGGAACGCTCACTTGTGCGTGTGGTTCGTGAACTGAACGAAAGAGGCTACCGTTCCAGAGCTGGTAATCTCTGGTCGCCGGTATCGCTCCTGATTATCCTTAGGAATGTGTTTTACTGCGGCGGCCACC